TGTTGCCAAACTACAATGAGTCGTGTATGGTCAGCACCAGCAGTTAAATTTAATGGTAGCGGTTTCTACTCAACAGGAGGATAGAATGAATACAGTACAAAGTTGGAAAGAAGTTATCGAGTTACATCACGCAGAGTTAGATAAGGATTACCCAGAAGATTTATGGGTAGACCCAGCAGAGATTAACTATGACTCTAAAGAAGATTCTTCAGAGGCGACTGGCACATCATCCCTATCATAGAATGGTTTAAAGCCACCAATCTTTTGAATCAAGCGACGCAAGATTCTATTGTTACGCATACGAACAGCGTCTTCACTACCAAGGTCTAACTCTTTACCGATTGCTTCATAGTCCATTGACTCAGCGTAGCGAAGGAACAGTACTTGCTTATCTTCCTTGGCTAACTTGTGATAGGCAGACTCAACTTCAATCATCATCGCTTGTAGGTTGCCACCTTCAGAGGGCGCAGAGCCACCACTAATTCTGCCGAGGTCTAACTTGTGAGTAATATTCTTCTCACCTCTTAAGACAGAAGGAAGCAAGGCTTCAACTAAATCAGATTCATAGTAGAACAAATCACTTGTCTCGTAGCCAGAAGAGTTGGCCTTCCATTCTTGGCAATAGTCGAGTGCTTGGTTACGAAGACTGCGATAGATAAGGTTCTTCGCACTTCGATTACCCATCTCTTCCCAAGCGGTAAGTTTATTAGGGTGCTCAGCAAACCACTCATACAAAGTCTGGCGGATGTCTTCAATCTCAACCATATGAAAACGCTTCTTGTATTCTTTTGCAACAGTATCAACCACATACTGCCAAGGTTCAATGCGCTCCCACTCAATCATTTTATTTTCACTCCGTTATTTATATGGAGGAAGCCAACGACCTTCATCTTATTATTCTTATTAACAAACTCAGTTGTAGATGGAAGCCACTTCTCAGCCCAAGTAATCTCTGGTTGTTTCTTAAGACCGAAAGCCCAGATACCTTCTGGTGTGTAATTAACATACCAAGGTTCATAGCCTAACTTCTCTGCTTCTTGCAGGAGAAAGTCATACTTCATCTTCTCAATCAAAAGTTCAGGGTAGTGCGTCTTCCTTGACTTAAGTTCAATAAACATCTTGTGCTCTGCCGAAGTACAGTCAAAGCCATCAAAGATTTCTGGGGAGTGAACAAGGTCGGGGAACTTTTCTGTCTTAAGCCAGTCAAAAAGTTCCTGCTCTTTCATCTATCCCACTTTCCTCGCAGTACCAATAGGGCAATTATACCATAGTTCGCTAGGTCCTTGAATGAATCTTCTAGGGGTTCGTGCTGCGCTGTCCCACCATTATCAATCAGGTTGTTAATCCGTGCAGTCTTGTCGTGCATACGTACACGCAGCCCGTTAAGCGGGCCACCAGGTGAGTCAGAGATATTCTTTGGGCCGTAGTCGCGGTGCTTGCTCAGCAGCAGGTCACCGAGTTCTTTCATTGTGTCCCAGACCGCTTGCTCAAAATCGGAATCGCCAACAAAACGTTTAAGGTCTGGCCTTCTATTGTATAACTCTTCACGTTCAGCCCTTGGTCTACCAGATGGGTTATAATCTGCCATATCTCTTCACGCTCCGCCTTCTCCATCAGTATTTTCCTCTTCCATAAATTTTTTAAAGTTCTCGTCAAAGTTCTGTAACTCTAACTTAATCACCATATCCTCAATCAAATCTTCCAATGGGTCATAGCCATTCTCAGCAGCGAACAAGGTTACGTAGGTTGATTGGGTTATAACTTTTATCTTATCTGGTTCTTCAGCGTGTGCAAATACATATCTTAGTAATGAACCGAGCAATAACTTGACCCCATTAGGTAGCACCAAGTAAGGGTCAAACTCATCATCGTCTTCTAGTACGTGGTCAATGAGTTGAAATGAATCCTCAAATTGCACATCACATTCATTGCAATAATTGTGAGGGGGCTCATCCTCAAAGTTCATTTATATCCACCTTCTGATGGAAGTAGTTAGCACCTTCTTGCACGTACATAGAATTAACATCGAGTCCGTCTGGGAGTTGAATGATAGTAACTGGCAGTTCGCGGGCAAGACTACGGGCAAATTCTGTTCCAGGTTGGTCTCCGTCAGCGAATACAAAGACCCGCTCAAAGTCTGCCAGCAATCGTGTGTAGTGCTTCTTCCAACTGTTTGCACCAGGGACTCCAACGCAGGGAATTCCAATGACAGAAGAAAGAGTAAGTGTGTCAATCTCTCCTTCGCATACTCCAATGTAATCACCTGCACGCTCCACATCTAGTACGTTATACATCTTGGTCTCCGCCCCAGTCAGACCCATATATTTAGGTTCAACCGCAGGGTTTAATGCACGAAATCTTAAATCAACAATGCCAGTCTTTGTCACATAAGGGATAGATAACCTATTGACCATTGCTTCGTGTCCTGATTCAGGCTCCACGACTACGCCGAATTGCGCCAGACGTGCTACCTCCAGAGGTATTCCCCGACTTGCGAGGTAGTCTTGAGCCAGAGAGATGTTTCCCGCGTACTTGTTGGCTGCTCTCTCCAGTAATTCCTTCTGCGAAATGCTTTGCTTCATTGAATCTCAATCCCTCCTGGTTGCATACGATTTGGATACTGTTACCTTGTACTCCACAAGCGAAACAAATGAAGATGTTCTTGTCGAGGTTCGCACTTGCCGACTGGTGTGTGTCAGAGTGGAATGGACAACGTAAGTTGACCTGTCCGTGAGTGCTTCTAATTCTTGCTCCATAGTGTTCAAGGATTGTTCTAATACTGGGTAGGTCATTTTCCATCACCATACCCAGCCTCTCTTAATAAATTCACAGCGTCCTCCAGTCTCAGTAGACAAACCCAATCGCCTACACTTTTCTCACCCTGTCCATTAAGTCTTAAGACTACAACACCAAGGTCTTTGTTGTTACTTCTATCCTTCAATTGCGCGATAGCAGCAGCGGGATTAAATCCTGTGCGAGCCTTTACTTCCCAGTCAATACCTATAGTGCCAGTAATGTCTGAACCGCTACGCCCAGCACCAGTAGACTCCGCATATGGAAAACCATTGACTGCTAAAAACTCAGCCAATACTTTCTGACTGCGGTAGCCACGATGTTTCCTTGACTGACTCATTGTTCCACTCCGATGTTCGGCAATCTGCACATAGAATTATCTTAAAGTTCATACCTATTTTGACATAAGCATATTCATTACACCCAGAACGCTGACACCTTCTTCGAGTAACACCGTTAGAAAGCACTCTTATCCCGCTTCAAGATACGGATAGCCCAGTTCATACCAACACCAACGCCCTCTGTCCATTCATCTGTGACAGGTGGCTTGGCTTCTTCAATCTTACTAATGAAAGTTAATAACTCTTCATTAACTTTTTGCATTACGAGTTGACGCATCTCTTGCGTGAGGTCATCTTCTTCTTCTCTTAGCATCTCTTATCCATTCTCTGGTATATCTTCAATGTACATATACTCAGGGTTAAATGATAGCCAACAAGTCAGGTTAGCGTTGGCATCGGCACGCCCATATCTATTCTTTACAGGGGCCACAGCCATAGAAGAACCGACAACACCCAGAGTGCAGATAAGTGCAGGAAGTTGTGCCACCTTACCTTGGAGGGCAGAACGAGGTTGGCAAGGGTTACCAGGTACAGCCTCAGAAGTATGATGTAAAACAATAATAGCAGCGTTAGTCGCACGAGCAAGATACTTCAACTCCTTCATAATGGCACGCATAGAGGCAAACTCTTCTCCGCCATCTGTTGCAATGTCCATCAAGTTATCTACGTAGATTGCTGTAGGTGGACAACCCCACAGTTCCTCAAATGCTTGCACCTCTTCATCAATATCTTGAAGGCTTGGTGAGGATTCAAATGACCAGACAATATGACTGCTTCTCTGTAGCACAGCCTTAGTCCAGCCAGTATCTTTATTCATCAAGTACTCAACGTCAGTTTGATTCTTACCGCTAATCATTGACGCAAGACGCATAGCCATCGTGTGTGCGTTTGTATCTGCAGAAATGTACAGACAAGGTACTCGTGTCTTAAGTGCTAAAGCCAGTGCTAGAGTGGACTTTCCGACACCTGGGGTACCAGCGAGCATAGTAACTTCTGCTCTACGAATTATGATTTTGTTGCTATCAAATGCTTTGAATACAGAGGGCAACGGTTCTCCACCAATGTCTGCTCTGCCTACGCTTCTTACTAAAGTTCTCATTTATTTCTCCTGTCTTAAGTTGATAGAGGGGCAATCACCTTCCCCGTCTGACTACCCCTCTATCAATTCTTATTTAGATGTCAAGGTCTAGCCGTTGACTGGTGAGCACTGGTCTGCTCCCTGTGGTTGAGGGCAAACCCACATCGCGTATGGCTTGCCGTTCTTTTTCGATACTCCCGATAGGAACTTCCGTGCCCCGTGTGTACACGTTGGTCCCGTAGCGGACGGAGCCTGACCCTGGAAGGGTGCGAAGGTACTCTCTGGCGCGGTGGCGGGAGTTGAAGTGGTGGTCCCCAAAGGGGATACCACGTATGCTGCTCTGATTAACTTAGCGGTAGCAGCAACTTGATGTGAGTAATCGCTAATACCCTCAAGTAAAACACTTAGTTCATCTGCTGTGTTAGCACGAACGTTAATCATATCCGCTTCACGACTGTCACTTGTGCGAATGGATACTTGTAACTTCCAGTCTTCTGTTGCCATTTATTATTCCTTTGTGAATTGGCAGTGCTGCTTTAGTCCGCAGTAACTGCACGATTGTAGGTTCGGTAGAAATATACCAGCCTTGCGTGCCTTGTCAAAGCCATCAACAAAGTATTCAAGTGTGTCCTGTGTATATCTACTTAGGTCAATCATCTCTCCTGTCCCCGATTCACGAGACATCCAGTAGTTTCCGAGATTGACTTCAACTCCTAGCATCATCTCAACTCCCACTTTGTAGAAGCCTAGTTGAAGGTCAGAGGTTGGTCGTCTTGCTGATGTCTTCAAGTCAACGATAACTAACTTACCGTCTACCTCAAAGATTCTGTCAATGAACATCTTGACAGGGACTCCTGCAATTACTGGATTCAACTCCAGTTCGATAGCCCGTACACCCTGAGGTGTTGTCCAGATTTTCCAGTTAGGATTGTTCTTGCGCCAAAGTATGTAGTTGTCTACCCACTTGGAACCATTAGTGTACCACCAAGCACCGTCTTCTTTGTTCGGATTATCCTTGGTCGCACGTCCTGCTCTGCGAGCAGTCTCTAAGTTAAGTCCTTCGGTTTCTTTATTCCACGCCTTAAGCCATAACTCATTCATTGTCATAGTCGTACAATTCTGC